AATGCGAATAGACTCATGACCTGGCATAATATACAAGCAGATTGGTACGGAATGAGGTTATTGTGAAAACTGGGCCGAAGCCTGACGCGGTTATGAGCCCGCTACCGCGCCGAAGCGCGAGAAAACATACTGCGGAAGACTTTAGGTTGTTCGCTAAACGCTATCTAGTGGTTCCCCGTGGTGCCGGGGCGGGAAAGAAACTCGCGGTTCGCCCGTGGCAGTTGGCGATGATTAGCGGCGCATACCCTAATGACCCTAATGAGACGCCACCGTCTAAGTTCAATGTGTTTGTGTTGCCGCGTGGTAATGGTAAGTCCGGGATTATTGCCGCGGTCGCGTTATGGCACGTGTTCAGCTTCGGTGAGGGTGCCCGGGTGCTGATTGTCGCGCAGAATGACCGTTCAGCGACCCGACTACTGCGGACGGCGGCGCGAATGGTTGAACTATCGCCGGAGCTATCCGAACGCGCGCAGGTATACAAAGACCGAATCGAATACCCCGCTACGGACTCGGCGATAGTCGCGGTCGCGTCCGAACAAACAGCGATTGAGGGTGAGGACGTCACACTAGGCGTGGTTGATGAAATCGGGTTTACGTCACGTGACGTTTATGAAGCGGTCACCTACTCGATGAAGCGTCCGGGAGCTCGATTAATCGCTATCGGTACCCCGTCAACGCCGAAGTGGGTAGACCGTTCACCGCTTAATGATCTAGTCCTGGCGGCGCGCTCGGGCGATGAAACTATTAATCTGGTTGAATACGGCGCGCCTGATGACGCGGACATTACTGACCCGGAGGTCTGGGAGTCGGCTAACCCTGCGCTAGGCGACCTACTCGACCCGGACGACGTTAAGGCAATGTTGCCGCCAAAGACCCGCGAAGCCGAATTTAGACGCGCGCGTCTAGGCCAATGGGTTCAGCAGTCCGGCGAATCTTACATGCCAGCAAAGGTATGGCAGGAGCGCGGGCGTGACGTGAAGATACCGCCGGGAACGCCGGTGGTGCTCGCGCTCGACGGGTCTCAACGGTGGGACGCTACTGTGTTGACGATGGCCAGCGTATCTCCGGTTCCACATATCGAGGTCGCCGGGTGGTGGCACGGCGACGGCGACCCGGACTACGAGGTCAGCCACGCCGAAGTTGAAGAGCGCATACGTGAGCTAACTGCGACATACCGCGTGCGGGAACTCACAGCGGATCCGTTTCTATGGCAACGCACGTTGCAGGTGCTCGAAGATGAAGGCTTGAACGTAACGCAGTTCCCCCAGCACGGCACACGTATGCCGCGGGCGCTTGCAGAGTTCCGGGCGGCCGCGCTCGACGGTAAGCTAACCCACGGGAACGATACGAGGTTGAATCGGCATATGCTCGCGGCACAGCTAGTAGAGGGTGGTCACGGGTTGAAGCTCGCTAAGGCGTCGAAGCGTGAGCATATTGACGGGGCGGTAAGTGGCATACTGGCATATAACCGCGCGTTTTGGCTCGGGTCGAAGCGGCACCAGAAGAAAACAAGGAGTTTTAAGAAGTGAGTACCTACAGTCTGCTAACGCGCCTTGACGCGGCACAACCTACCTTGCGCCGGCGCGATACGTACTTTAAGGGTGAGCAGCCGTTACGTTTCATGGCCGATAAAGTGAGCCCGGAGACGATGGAGTTCCGGTCTAACCTCGCTCGCAAGGCGATCTCGGCGGTAGTGAAGCGCGTGAAACTCGAAGATGTTGAAGCGTCGGTTACTACTCGCGCGGGAACTACGGACGTGACCGAAGAAGCGCGGGAACTACTGGAAGATAGTGACCTGACAATGACGCTCGGGAGCGTAGTTACTGACATGCTCGCGCTTGGCAGCGCATACCTGATTGTTTGGGCAGACGATGATGGTAACCCGGTAGTGTCCGGCGAATCGGCGGAAGAAGTCGCGGTGGAGCGCGACCCACTTACTCGCGGCGTCAAAGAAGCGGTGAAGCGCTGGGAGGTGCGTGACGCTAACGGCGTGCTGATTGAGCAGCACGTGATGAAGTACGGCAAAGATAAGATTGTTCACCTACGTCGGAACGATACCGGCGGAAAATTACAGTACGTTGATTCAACCAATAATCCGCTAGGTGTTGTCCCGGTGGTGCCGCTGGTTAACGTTGAACGTATCCACGATGATGTTGGGGTATCTGTTATTGATGATCTCGCACCGCTGCTCGACGCGCTCAACAAAGTCATAGTTGACATGCTAACCACGTCTGACGCGGTAGCCCGGCCGAAGAGGTACGCGACCGGCGTAGTTCTCGAAGATGATGACGAGGGTGGGTTTATCGCCGACGATGGGTTTACCGCGGACGGTGGTGGCGACCAGGAGCCCGCGGCCGATGATGATAACGGGGGCGTAGCGTCACCGTTCAAAGATAGCGATGATCTGTGGATTAGTGAGCAGTCCGAAGCGAAGTTCGGGCAGCTCGCGGGTGCCGATCTGTCCGGGTATAAAACTGCCGTTGATCTAATCTTGCAGCAGATTATGGCTATATCTTCCCTACCGGGGCATATGGTGGGTATCACTACCGCTAACCCCAGTACGGCGGAAGCGCTGCGGGCGGCCGAGGTTGATCTGTCCGATGAAGCGGAGGGGCGTGTGAGGGTTATTAACCGCCCGATGGAGTGGGCTACCCGTATTCTGGTTGCTATTCACAAGGGCGTGAAGCCGGAAGAAGTTACGGTACGCTTACGGTGGGCGGATACTGCGACACGTAGTATTGCGCAGGAAGCGGACGCGGCGGTTAAGCTACACAATGAGGGCGTAACCAGCACGGAAGAAGCACGTGAGAGCACAGGAACAGATAGGGGCATATCGTGACGTTGCAAGAGCTAATTGAATTGCTGACGAAACGGCAGAAGTCCGAGGACCCGGAGGATGAGCAGTCCGAGGACCCGGAGGATGAGCAGTCCGAGGACCCGGCGGAGCTCGCAGGAACCGAACTGGAACTAGCCAAACGGTTGCACACTGAACTAGTCCGGGCGGACGGCCGACTAGCCGACCCCACCGATCTGCCCTTTGACCCCGCCCACCTTGAAGATAGTGACGCGCTTACTAAGGCAATTGAAGAGTATCTACGGCGGCGACCAGGAGCCCGCGCACGCAAAGTGGGCGGGAACGTTGGAGCGGGCAACCGCGGCACCCCTACCCCCACCCGCGCCGGCCTGATTAACGTAATCAGGGGCATGAAATAACGTCACGTGACGTAAACATGCCTGGGCTAAGGTAGCCTAGAAAACGAACGGGCAATGATTGAAAGGTGAAACACATGCCCCAGGGTACGAATAACGCTAATGCACTAATCCAAGAGCAGGTTAGCTCGCTACTGGTTCAGCCGCTCAAAGCTGAATCCGTGGTGCTCGCGTCCGGGCCTACTGTGATGAACAGTGCCGCGCCGCTGCGTGTGAAGAAGCTTACGCAGGGTGTCACGCCTGACTGGGTGGCGGAGAATGAGCGTATCAACGATGAACAAACGGCGACGTTTGATGAGCTGCACCTTATGCCGACTAACCGTAAGTCGATCAAGACGATCACCCGCGTTAGTAACGAACTAATCCGGGCGGCTACGGACGGGGTTAGCAACGTGCTGGAACAGCGGCTAGTTAAGGACGTGGCCGGTATGCTGGATACCGAGTTGCTGCGTGGTGCCGGTACTGACGATACCGTGACGGGTATCGTCAATCAGCCGGGCGTGACCACACTCGATCACGACCCGGCCGACCCCGACAGCTACCTAGACGCTATCGCCGCGGCGTCCGCTAATGAGGCCACCCCGGGGCGGTTCATTATCCCCGGAGCTGACTTCTTCGCCCTCCGCCGGCTGAAAGACAGCAACGGGCGGTACATTCTACAGTCCGACGTGGCTTCCGACGCGCCGTATCGGTTGCACGGTATCCCGGTCACGGTCACGAATAAGCTCGCGGCCGGTACCGCAATTCTCGCGGACATGAAAGAAATTGCCGTGGTGCGTGACACTGACCCCACCGTCACTATCCTCAACGAGCGTTACGCGGAATACGATCAGGTAGGTATCCGCGTCACGTCCCGATATGATATGGGACTGCTTCGCCCCGAGGGTGTTGTGGTGATGGAACAGCAGGCGGCGTAACCGTGCGCTTGCAGGGCGAGACAATATATTTTGTGCGAATAACCGGGCGCGATGTATGGGGCGCCCCGAACTATGAGCGTATCCCGATTAACGGGTGTGTTGTCACGCCGTCTGGGCGATCAGTAGAAGCGGGAGAGACTACGTTTTGGTCGCTTGAAGCTATGGTTATCTTCGCCCCCACCTATGTAGAGCTTGAAGAGCATGACCAGCTTGAAATACGGGGCGAAGAATGGTACGTATCCGCCCCTACGTTTGACCATATATCGCCGTTTGGTACCGGCCGGGGCGGTACTGAAATTCATGCTAGTAGGGAAGTTCCAACGTGACCCCACAAGACTTGATTGAGTTCACCGGCGCCACCGGGTCCGAAGTGGAATCACAGGCACGGACAGCCCTAGATATGGCTGAATCGCTAGTGGCCACCTATTGCCGCGGCCGTCACGCTCGCGGTGGACACTGGCGTCCTGGGATAGAAACGGTTATTAGCACGGTCGCGGCGCGTATTCTATCTAACCCTGAATTTATACAGGTGCGGGAAGTTATCGGCCCGTATCAATACTTCCGCGGTGAGGGGTTTACCGGGTTCACTATTGCGGAGCTATCTGTGTTGAACCGCTACCGGAAACGGGCGGTCTGACAGTGTTTCACGTGAAACAAAGTGTCGCAGAATAGGCACCCTAAGGAGACACTATGAAGAACTGGGACACGCTCGACGCTGACCGCGTGAAGTTGATGAACAAGAACTTCACTAAGGGGCGCGGCGGTAAAAGCGTTGATTGTGTGGTGCTGCACCACAACGCCGGCGTGCTGACCGTCGATCAAATCTGGCAGGTATGGCAGTCCCGCCCGGCTAGTGCCCATTACCAGGTACAGTCCGATGGCATTATCGGGCAATTGGTATGGGACGATGATACGGCCCACCACGCTGCAAACTGGGATATGAACCAGCGTTCAATCGGCGTAGAAGTCAGCAACTTAGCCGGAGCCCCCGGCTGGCCTATCTCCGCTAAGGCTCTCGAAGAGGGCGCGCACCTAGTGGGCGCGATCTGCTACGTGAAGAAGCTCGGCCGCCCGGAGCCGGGCACGACCGTGCGGTACCACCGTGAGTTCACAGGCACGAGTTGCCCGCACCACCTCGCCCCCGACGGTAAGTATCATGACCAGTTCATCTCGCGGGCGCGTCATTGGTACGCGGTGATGAACGGCGACATTATTGAACACAATGAACCGGAGGTAATCGACGTGCCAGAAAACAATACTGACCAGCTTATTCTCGACCAGTTGACCGGCCCGGAGGGTGTAGACGGCCCCGGGTGGCCACAGTTGGGCGGCCGGTATCTCGCGGACGCTATCGCCGCTATCGGCGCGAAGCTCGACGTGCCGGGAATGTATGACCCTGCGGCCGATGAATAAGTGATGACGATTGTGATGGTGGCGTCAACGTATGTGCTAGTAGTGGGAACGTGGCGCGTGCTAGACGTAGTAGAGCGGAGGGCGCCATATGGCAGACGCCCCGAAAAACGCGCGGGGCGTGCGTGGGGACCAGGAACGTCCGACACAGACTATCCACCCGTGGCGGTCTGTACTGCGGACGGTAATCGCCGCGGCTATCGGTTTTATCCCGATAGGGACGGACCTAGTGATACAGCTCGGGTGGGACTCCACACCGTTCTTCGCTGGGTTCATCGCGCTAGGCGGTGCGATCACAAGGGTTATGGCAATGCCACAAACGGAAGCATGGTTGAACAAGTACGCCCCGTGGTTGTCCGCTAGTCAGTACCACGGACAACACCGGATAGAGGATAGGGAACAGGACACAGATACCGATGATTAGTTTCTGCCATGTAGAGCATGAGTTGGCTAAGACGTTCCCAGACGCAGTAGCCCCGGACGCCACTATTACCGGAGAGGTACTGTTTACCCCCGCGGTACCGGACGGTGAAATGTGGCAGGTGGAGACAGAGACAGGCACGGTATCTATCCCCGCATGGCCGGTCACCGCCCGCGTAGTTGACGGCGTTCTATCCCGTAACGAGACCGCCGGCGTCGATCTGTTTGCCGCTGGCGATAATGCTAACCCCAGCGAAGTCGTATGGTTATGCGAGTACCGGAACCTACGTGTAGGGGAGCGGCGCGCCTATATCAAGCCATTTAGGTTCGCCGCGGTTCCGGGCGGCGCTGTTGACCTCGCGGACGTGTCCCCGGTTATGGGTGCTACCCCCTCCGGTATCGTGCGTGGGCCCGCTGGGCCGCCGGGTGATGATGGTGAGCGCGGCCCGGAGGGCCCGCCGGGTAAAGATGGTGCGGTGACGTTTGAGTCGCTGACGCCCGATCAGGTGGAGCAGATTACGGGTGAGCGCGGCCCGGAGGGGCCGCCGGGTGAAGATGGTGAGCCGGGCCCGCCCGGTGAATCGCCGCGTATTGAAGATGGAACATGGTGGGTAGGTGATACCGATACCGGCGTGCCGGCTACCGGCCCGGAGGGCCCACCCGGTGAAGATGGTGCGGTCACGTTTGAATCGCTGACGCCCGATCAGGTGGAGCAGATTACGGGTGAGCGCGGCCCGGAGGGGCCGCCGGGTGAAGATGGTGCCACGCCCCGAATCGAGTCGGGCACATGGTGGGTAGGTGATACCGATACCGGCGTGCCGGCTACCGGCCCGGAGGGGCCGCCGGGTGAAGATGGTGCGGTTGAGCAAGATAGCGGCCCTATTCTCCCTGACATGGTAACCGGCGTGACCCCGCGGCCCAGCGCGACTAATGATTGGGGACTACGCGCGCAACGAATAGGCTCGCAGGTACATGTGTCCGGGTATATGTCGTTAGCTAGTAACTTCGACGTAACAAACGGGACCGACTTATTTTTTATGCCGGTAGGGTTCACCCCGATTACTACTGTTGTCACGTCTGTACACCATTCATCGGGCGATTATCTGGGGGTTCTCCGAATCAACGCGGAACGAGTCGATGGCGTGCCCGTTCGTGCGGCAACTTACTACGGGACTAACACTATTCAGGGCGGATCTAATATTATGATTAGTTCCGTTACGTTCCCCACCGCTGAAAACTTTGAATAGCCCCACCACCCCACCCGGGACCGGGTGGGGCTTACGTCTGCACTAGGCGATCAATATGAGCACCCCTAGAAGTAGGTAGCCGCTCGCGCCGTCCCGCCCAGGCTGGCAGTCTAGTAGCCATGTCTACTCACCCGGCGTTACAGCCCGTACTAAGACAGTCCAACGTATCCGCACTACTCAACCGGCTAGACTTCATCGCCGCCCCTGCGGACGCCACCCCGGAATACATGGCCGGCTTTCACGCCGGTATCAGTGAATGCCGCGACCTAATCAACATGATGTGGCAGGCGTCCGTAATCGCCACGGACGCGCACAACAAGGAACTAGAGCGCGACGCCCAGGAACTCGCGGAAGAGGACAACGGCCACGCCGCGAACGATAAACTCGGCGAACTCGCGGCGATCTCGCGCGACCTACTGAAACTCGCAGACCGTCTAGACGAAGCGGAGGGCTAACCCCATGTCCGTTGACACCGATCGACAAGCGATTGACGATAATACTGGCGGTCTGATGACCTTGCTACAGACGGCACACCGGCAATGGCAATGGCAACACGATGGAGACGTGCCAGACCTACTCCTAATAGGTGTCACCAAAGGAAGCATGATACCTACGTCACCGTTCACCCCCAGCCCGGAAGCACTGCGGGAGGTGGCACGCGGGCTCGCAAAAACCGCGGACGCTATTGAAGCGGGCGAAGTGTAATGCCGTACACCCCAGATGGTAAATACTGGCGCATGAAGTCCAGCGGAATTAAGTGCAACGAGTGCGACCTCCCGTTTCTAGCCGGCCATGTAGCCGCCCCGGACGCGAACGGCCGCCGGATATGCCGTGACTGTCGCGTAAAGGTGTACGGCGGTGAAGCACTTAGACGGCGCGCACGCGCCACGGACAACGGCACCTAGACCTAACCCCACCACCCCCGTAAAACCCCCACACATGGCAACGTGTGGGGGTTCTCGCGTAGATTAAGGGCACAACCACATACCGCGGCGTTCTCACCGTGCCGGGAATCAATCACGGAGAGGGTGGCTCGCAGCCATGACACAGCCGTTAGAGGGTGGTGAATCCTCCGATGGGTAACGGCCCGTACTGGTTAAGGCAGCCCGGACAGTACGCGCGGATAGCAACCGCACATGGTGACCGCCCCAATAGCCCGGCCTGACGCGCGACTAATTCCCGTGCGTGCCACTTGATGAACCTATACCGCTCCGGCGACTGACGGAATACGTCTAGAGTTTTTTTAGTGTCCCTCCACTTAGGGGCCAACCCCCTGCCCACAGCCAAGCTCCCTCTGGAATGGGGCGGGATGTTACGGGTGGTCACGGTAACCATGAAGAGACAACGGGAGGTAAGAGCATGGCTAGGTTCAAGACACCGTGTACGAGGTGCGGTGAGCCAACGAGACAGACACAGTGCAACGAGTGCCAGCCAGTGAGCGACAGACAACGGGTACGGACAGACCAGCAGGTTAAGACTTCGCCGGCGGCCCGCGGATACGATAGCCGGTGGAGACGTTTGAGTGAGCGGGCGCGGAAGATTCAGCCGTTCTGCACTGACTGCGGTTCAACTACCGATCTACAGGCTGACCACAGCCCGGAAGCGTGGGAACGATACAAGCGCGGATTACCGCTAAGAGTCATTGATGTAGAGGTCACCTGCGGCAGATGTAACCGGGCTCGCGGCGCGGCGCGTGGTTCTCACGTCCGATCTGCGAATAAGTAGTGTCTAGCCCGTCCGGGTGCCGGTGGTCGCTTTACAGAATTCTGTAAAGTGCTGTTGCTCCAGTCTAGCCCGTCCGGGTGCCGGTGGTCGTGGCGTGAGGCTGTCAGTGAGCCGGCTAGGTACCCTGGGGGACGGCCCCTCGGCCGGTCGCTAGACTAC